ACTTTATATTTGAATATTCCAGGACCCGCAAAACTTAAATTGAAAGTTTATAGTTATTATTTAGACAATAGGTCAAATGAAGACTTTTGGGGAACTATAGTCATACAATATAAAGATATTAAGAATGAATGTTTAAACCATATAAGGGTTAATTTAAATAAAACAGAAAAATATTATGGTTGGCATTTTACTTCAATGGGAGGTTATGAAAATGTTAAAAAGAAATTAACAGATTCATATACAGAAGATTCTTATGCAAGTCAAGATATTCTAAATAACTTAGAAAATAATATAAATGGAAATAAAGATTTTCTTAATAGACAATATAGCTATAGGACTGATCAATCTGAATGGCCTAAATATCTTTCAGATAATAAGTCTAAATATAGGGTTTTGTTAATAAATGGAAAAGACTCAACTTCAGCCAAAAAATCAAGCAGACAGAATAAAGGCGTGGCAATTCCAACCTGGTAAATCAGGTAATCCAGGTGGCAAGCCTAAAGGTACCCAATCTCTCAAAATATATGCGAGAAATTATTTATTATCTCTATCTGATGAGGAGAAATTAAAATATATGAAAGGTATGGACAAGAAAGATATTTGGGAGATGGGAGAAGGTAAAGCTAAACAAGATTTAGATATTCAAGGTGAAGTTATAACTAAAATTATATCTGTAGATGAATGATCAAGAAGAAATTGTTAAATTCACAGAGCTGGCTAATTTCTTTCCTAAACAAATTGAAGCTCAAGAAGCGTCTAAACGTTTTAAATTTGTTTTATTCGGTGGTTCGGTGGGTTCGGGTAAATCTAGGTGGTTAAGATGGATGATGGTATATTGGTTGATTAAGCTCTTTTCTAAATATAAGATTAAAGGTATTAGAGCAGGACTGTTCTGTGAAGACTATGTGGCTTTGAATGATAGACATTTAACAAAGATTAAATTTGAGTTCCCTGATTGGTTAGGTGATTACAATCAACAAAAGCATGAATTTACTTTAAAACCCGAATATGGAAGCGGAATTATAGCTTTTAGAAACTTAGCAGAGCCAGAGAATTACTTATCCGTTGAGTTTGCTATTCAAGCTATTGATGAGATTAATCGTAATCCAAAATCAAAGTTTGATATGTTACGTTCTCGTTTACGATGGCCTGGTATCAAAGATGTTAAGTTCTTAGCTGGCTGTAATCCATTAGGTGAAGCATGGGTTAAGAATATGTGGGTTAAGCGTTTGTTCCCACCAGAAGAGAAAGAACAATATGAATTTGTTTATATACCAGCGTTACCAACAGATAATCCCTATTTAGATCAAAGCTATTATAAATCCCTTGAATCATTACCAGAGAATCAACGTAGAGCTTATTTAGAAGGTAACTGGGATGCTTTTGATGAAGGAATGGATGAGAAAGGATATATACGTTTAATGACTGATAGAGAATTACAAGCTTCAATGGTTCAATATGGAGATCATTCGGGATATAAGATTATGGGAGTTGATCCTGCTGCTGGTGGGGATAATTCAGCGATTGTATTAAAATCAGGCAACTTACAAGAAGTTTTGTTTAATCAAAAGTTACAAAACACAATGGATTTAGTTGGTGTTATAATGGATAAATATAGAAGTTCCAAAGCCGATTACCTCGTAATTGATAAAACAGGAGTAGGACAGGGAGTATTTGATAGATTAAAAGAACTAGATTATCCAGTAAGAGGAGTATCTTTTGGGGAGAAGTCTGAAGACCCACAATTTGCTAATCTAAAGGCAGAATGGCACTGGAGGGAAAGAGAGTGGTTATTGTCAGGTGGTAGATTGGTATATAATGTGGCTTGGAATGAATTTGAAATTGTGAAATATAAAAATAAAGATGGGAAAATAGTTATTCAGCCTAAAGAGGAGTTATTTAGAGATGGTATTATGTCACCAAATGTCGTAGATGCCGCTATATTAACACAAGTAATAGCAGACAAAGCTATTAAAAGTGCTCGTATCGTTAAACAAATGCAAGGCAGAGAATTTTATGACCAAACAAAAACAATCTGGGATGGAAGATAAAATAAGAGTTGAAGGGGATTTAAAAAATCTTAAGGCTGGCAGTGGTGTTGAGGGCTATGAATATGGTGCTGATTTAGCAACCGAAGGAGCACCACTAATAGATCCAGCTCAGGGCAAGACAATTTCTATTAGGGTATTTGAATTTAAAATGAATCCCAAAATGATTAAGGATTTTCCTAATGATAGACAGACTATTTTTAATGCACATTCTAAACAAATTAAAACAATTTTGTGGGGTGATGGACTTATACCCTTGGAGGAAGTTGCACCTCGTGTTATAATTAATAAAAGAAAATACAAATACCAAATATTTGTCCCTTGTGAAGCTCGATTAAATGTAAACTTTGTGGATAAGCCTAAATCTTTATCTCAACAATTAATAAATAAAAAATGAAGCTACAAGATATTAGTAGTAAATATCAAGAATCATTTGATTTTTTGCAGGCCAGAAAACGTAGACAAGTTCAACAACTTGTACTTTTAAATAATCTTAATCGAAGTGATCAGAATATATCTTCTACCTTGCTTTTATCATTGTTTAATAGGGTCTTATCATCTCTTTATGACGATAAAATGCAAGTTAAGTTTTTACCCTCTCAAGGAATATTACAAGAACAACTAAATTCATATAACTCGCTTGCACAATCAGACTATCTCGAAATGGGCAAAGCTAAACTAGACTACGACTGGTGTTGGGACACTTTATTCTTTGGACGTGGTTATTTAGAGACACTTAGATTTAATAAAAAAAGGAAACAGATGGAGCCAGCAGTCATTAATCCATTAATGTTTGGTTATGATCCTTATTTTGAAAATGTTCAAGACTGGCGTTATTATTGGAAATGGGTAACTAAAACTAAGTGGGAATTAAAAAAACTTATTAAGGCAGGAGTAATTACAGGTGTTAAAGATGTTAAAGAAATTCCAACTGGAGTAGATCCATATTTGTGGGACTACAAAATTAAGAGAGATGAAGCTAAGAAGGGTGTTGCACCAAGTACCGAGAGTATGGGTGGAGATGTTTATCAGATATTAGAGTTTTATGGTTATAATGATAATGGAGATAAGTCAGTTGTTTGGATAGATAAAGGATTTTCAAAAATACTATTTGAGAATAAATTAGACTTACAAGATGGTGAACAGATTGTAACTCCTGACGGAGAATCAATAGATACTGGTTCAAAATGGCCAATCGTTGTTAAAGAAGCATTTAGAGAACCACATTCATCAATTTCATTTTCGATAGCCGATTTATTAGAAGACAAACATAGAGCTAAATCTGTCCTTTTAAATTTGGCTTTTATAGCTGCTAAGGATAGAGCTAATCCAATTTATGGATATAATCCAGATAAAGTAAGAGATGTAACCCAATTTTTTTCAAGACAAATAAGTCAACACATTCCTATGGATGATGAGAGTGCCTCTTGGCCCATTAACAAAGAAGATCCAATGAGTGCTGGACTTATTAATTTTATTTCATTACTTACAGGAGAAGCTAATGATCCTATTGGTACAGGAGTGACTGCTCAACCTGTGGAAAAGCAAGGCAAAGATACAGCCACAGAGGCGGCTATAGACCAACAATTAGATGATATGTCCCAATCTTTACAATCTAAAGTAATGCAATTTGGAGAGGCTGAATTTTGGAGCCATTGGTTTCATCGATATAAAAAGTATGGGAAAGAATTGGGTGAAAAGATGGCTAATATCGTTGGAGTAAAAGGTGTAAAGTCAGAAACGATTAAATTATCTGACTTTCAGACTGATTTTCCTCCTGGAGTTTTGGTTTATTCAGCTAAAGAAGCAGAATATAAAGAATTAGTATTAAGAAGAGATTTAATAAATGTTTATCCACAGTTAATTCAGACTCTAGGACCAGAAGGTATGAGGAGTTTTAATAAACACGTATTTTTTCCTAAGTTTTTGCAGGACCCATCATTAATTGATATAATGTTTCCAGATACACTTGACGAATTACATGCAACAGAAGAAAACGAGATGTTAAAGCAAAATAAGTATCCTCCTGTTTCACAAACAGATGACCATTTAACACATATTTATATTCATCAAATGATTCAACCCAAGACATTGGCCACTTGGTTTCATATTGCAGAACACCAAGAGTATGCAGCGGGAGCAAAATATGATATAATGAATCAGGATAATCAAGATTCTCAAACTAATCAGCCAATTAATAAAGAACGTTTATCTCCGATGGGAGCAACAGCACCCTTAAAACAGGAGATGCAAACTTCTATGCAACCACAAGCATGAATTACGCACCAACAACACCATTCGGTAAAGACAACTACCCAAAAGTTGGCTATGTTCCAGCCAAGGTCGCTTTAGCTTCTCAAAATAAAGAAAATGCTTCTGCCTCATCTATTCTTTTATTAACTCATGACACAACTGAAATAGAAGTTGCCGCATCAGGACAGAATGTTGCGGGTAAATGGTTAACTCAAGCCGTAATAGATTCTTCAGTTGCAGGGACAAGTGTTCTTACAGGGGCAGGTACAACCAATTATGACTTTACAATAGGAAATAATACAGTTAGGAGATTTATTGTTCCCGTAGCAACATTTTCACAATCAAGTGGAAGTGTTCAAGGGGTTAACAGAGAATATGGACTATATCCAGCAGTAGCCTTTAAAACATTTGCAGGTACTGGTAGTGTTTTAACTGGACAATTTTAATATGTTACTAAGAAGACAGATTAAAAAAATGATAGCCAGTAAACAAGCACCCAAAGAAATGCTCAAATTAGAGCATCATTCGGGTAAAGGAACTAGGGCGAGATTAAACACAATAGCAGAAAAGAATTTTTTCAGAAGTAAGCAATCAATATAAATAACTCTTTAATTATGGGAAGGTGAATTAGTCTCTCTGCAGGGGGACTGCATGACCTTCTCATAACAAGGAAAAGGTCGATGAAAGGTTAATTTAAAAATTAATTATTAAAAAATATGTCAATTAGATTACCATTACAAACAGTATTAGATCAAAACAATTCAACCGAAGTTGGTAGCGGACCAGCTTCAGTTTCTGGAGGTATTGCTTACGCTTTTACTCTCCCACAAGATACAGATAATGTAGTTGTTAAACTTCAAGCGTCTATTCTTGCGGGTGGAGTTTCGGCAACCCTACAAACCACTGATGATGGTGGCACAACTTGGTATGACGTAGCTAGAACCAGTATTGTTTCTAACGCAAACGCTACTACGGCTGAATGGATTTCTTCTCCAGTTGTTGGTGTTGGATTTAGACCAACCCAAGGAATTGCGTCTGTGGGAACAGGAACAGCAGTCAGTGTTCTTAGCGGTATAGGGAACGCAGGTGCATCAACATTAGCTCAAAAAGATTTTTCAGGTTTACCAATATTAAGTCAACGAGGAAGAGTATTTTTAAGATATACATCAGCAGTCACCTCAGTTATTAGCGAAAGAATCAAAGTTATGGCTAATAGTCAATCAGCAACTGCTTAACTTAAATGAACAACTCTAAAATTATTTTTGATAACTTAACAGAAGAAGAAGATATTGATAGAATATCTTTCCTTCAAAAACAACAAGGGGAGTTATCCCAGATAATAGAAGCAATAAATAGAGTTGAGATAAATGAAGATTGGCAAAAACTTAAAAGATTAGTATTAGACGGAGTTGTTATAACCCTTGAACGACAGCTTTCTAATGAGGCTTCGAGAAAGGAAGTAAATGCTCCAGAATTATACCGATTACAAGGTCAACTTGTATGGGCAAAAAAATATGCTGATCTTAAAAAGTTAGGAGAGTTCTTTAAACAATCATTAGAAAATATTAAACTTCAATTAAAACATGAATAAAAAAACCCAGGGGACGGAGCCCCTTAACCAAGCTCCTGTGATAGAGCCTGTGGAAGTATTGGAGATATCTGAAGTGCCACAAGAGGTACCTCAAGTACAACAATATATTCCTAGGCCAAAAATGATAGAAAGGCAGGGACAACGTACAGAACCATATACGAGACGTCTTCCACAAATTCGTGGAGGTATTTGTGAGTTTTGTGGCGTAATAGATAAAAATGTTCCCTCACAGTTTCAATACACCCTATGCAATCATTTTAGAGGAATAGGTGAAATGAGATGCTCATATTGTGATGAGGCTAAAGACCCCACCGATGTGATTATCCATGCAGTATTAAACATCGCTGAACATCCAAATAACCCAGACCAATTGGTCGTGTGGTGTAACTCGTATGAATGTTCAAGAAAACATGAGGCCCGATTTAGAGTAAATCGGTAACTCGTAAGTCTAGTTAGTCCCTAGACTTGCTGTATAAGACTAATTCGTGAAATAAGATTCGCCTCTTATTTTATTGCAAAATTAAATTATGGCTGATGAAATATTAGATTTAGATCAGTTAGATACTGATTTAGAGAAAGAAAATAGAATAGAAAAAAGAATTAAAGACCTTTCTGAAAAAGTTAGGTTAACATCTGAAGAACGTGACGAAAAAAGTCATCTTTTAGAAGAGAAAGATAGTAAAATATCTACTCTTGAAAAAGAACGTGATTTTCTTAATTTGTTTGGTGACCAAGTGGGTAAATATCCTGAAGCTTCACAGTTTAAGGATAAAATTAAAGAAAGAGTTTTAAAGGGTTATTCAGTGGAAGATGCCACTACAGCCGTATTGGTTGCAGAGGGTAAATATAATCCACCACAACCTCCGCCACCATCTATTGATTCATTTGCAGGTGGTTCAGCAACAACTCAACATCAAACAGGAGGAGAAAAACCGCTTAATCAACTTACTCGTGATGAAAAACGAGCCAAATTGATAGAAGCAGAGCAACGTGGCGATCTTTCGGTAACTTAACTATTCAAAAAGATAAAATAATATGGCAGTTACAGTAAGAGGCACTGGCTGGGGAGGAGCGACAAACCTCACCTCAGAACTTCTGATTTCTTATATTTCTGATGAAATCAAGGTATTAGAACCAGAACTCCAGTATGCCCGTTTAGGTAAAAGACGAGATGCACCAAAGGGATATGACAGAATTGTATTCCCACAAACTAACCAATTACCTGTTCAAATTAACGTATCTATGTTAACCGTTGGTGGACAAGGGGCGTTAGCTGGTGGTGGTTCTGTGTGGGGAGCAAGTGGTTCTGTTATGGGACAAGCGAATATTGCTCCTGGTGCTCCTGTTGCTTCAGCAATCACAGGATCAGCTGTTGGTGTTGCNGCAATTACAGAAGGAACGAATCCGACTTCTGTAACGTGGGGTGCTACTTCATATAGTTCTGGCCCTGCACAATATGGTATTTTGGTACAGATTTCAGATTTATTAGTTCATAACTCAGCTATTGAGACTATTGACGCTTGTACTACACACGTCAGAAATGCATTAGCTCGATTAGTAGATACAGCATTACAAACAGTTGTTAACTCTGGTACAAACGGAGTTATTTATGCTGGAAACAAAACAACTAGAGCTAGTTTAGGTGCAGGAGATTTATTAACTCAATCAGAAATGATTAAGGCCTATAGAACCTTGGCGGCTTCAAATGCTGCAGGTTTAAAGCCTTTTGATGGGGCTTATTATGTTGCAGTTATTCACCCAAATCCTGAAACAGACTTAATGTCTAACACCCAGACTGGTGCATTCGTAGATGTTGGCAGATATACTTCTGTTGATGACCTTAGAAAAGGTGCTATGGGAGATTTTCGAGGTATTCGTTACCTCCGAAGTGCATGGCAGAACTTCTATAATTCAACAGTTCCAGTTCTTCCAACTACAGTGCTTGGACAAGATTCGTTTGGTTGGGGTTATTTTGTTGAACCAACTCCAATCTTAGTTACAACTCCTGACTCAAATAATCCATTGAATCTTTATACTTCAATTGGCGGCAAGGTAACACTTGGTGCTACAAGATTTGAAGACAGTATTGGTACAGTTAGGATTGCAAGAGTAGAGTCAGCTTTTAGCAGCTAGTTAGTTGCTTCTTAACCCTCTTTATGGAGGGTTGGATAAGTAACAAATTATGGCAACTTTAAGCAATGTATTAACTTTTAGCCGAGCTCAAGCTCAAACCGATATTAATGGTTTAAGCAACGCTAATGGAATTATTTTTGGTAACGAAGCTTTATTGGATTTTAGGCGACGTTTAATCGTTGCTGGAGTTGACGCGTCTCAACTTCAAGAAGCATATAGAGATGGAATAGCAGGTACAGGTACATATTTATATCCTACTGATATGTTTTGGTTAAAAACCATCGAATTAAATTATTCTGGTACCACATCTCAAGATTATAAAGTTGCCACCCAAGTTGATGTCGCCAATATACCAGGCAACAAATCGTTTGGATGGTTGAGAACCAATGCTAATCCTCAAACACCCTATTTTGATGATAGGGGAGATTGGTATGAGATTTTTCCTACTCCAACTGGAATACACAACACAAGTCAATTAATTAGAATTTTCTATTATTTAGAGCCTACAGAATATACAGCAGCTAGTGATACAGTTGTTTATCCAGAAAGTTTAGATTATAGGATTTTAGGATGGAGAATTGCATCGAATTATTTATATTCATTGGGTGGAGAAAATATGGCCAAAGGAGACGCTTTTAATGCAAAATATGAAGAAAGAGTAAAACAATTAATAGCTACGTTATCAAGGGGTTCACAACAGCCTTTACAGGCGACAGGAATCCAATTAACTGGTTGGGAATTTTAGTGCCTTACACAAACGTATCAAAACCAACAGGAGCAAGTTATACTACAGTTTCTAAACCAGAGGATGGTGGAACTCTTGGAGTTGGCTATGCTACAGGAACTTTAGGAATGACTTATTCAGATCAAATTATTCTTACTGATTGGATCAATGTATCAAAACCAACAGGAGCAAGTTATACTAATATTTTAAAACCAACATAATATGCCAAATTATAATGTCAGAGATGCATACGGCTCTGTAATAACAATTGAATCGTCAACCATTGGCAGCGCAGAAAGACAAGTGGTTGCTACTAATCTTACTTTAGGTTCGATAGTTACTTTTCAAGGTGGGGGATGGACTCCTTCCGCTATTGGTTATTTTTATAGAAATGATGCTCTTGCATCTACATTAGGAGCTGATTTAACTTATGGCCCAGCATCAAGAGATTCAGCGGGCAGAACATTAACAAAGCCTTTTTCAGCCGAAGAATCACGTATTGAAGGGTATGCTTCAACAGTTAGTACAAGTGTAACTACTTTAATTGCTGCCGCTGGGGCTGGACTAAAAAACTATATTACTGATTTTTTTGTTGCTAATACTGGAACAGCTTCGCCTCTTATTACTTTTAGAGATGGACTTGGTTCTATTCTAGGATATACAATTGCACCCACTCTTAGTGGTTCAAATGGCCCAGGTTTAGCTACTCCAATACGTACAGGGGCTAATGCAACCTTTGATTTTCAAGCCACCCCAGCTTCATCGGTTATTTATGTGACAGTAAAGGGATTTAAAGCACCATAATTATATTAAAATGGCAATAGCATTTGATTCATTTAATCAAGCCTCTCAAGCGGCAGCAACATCCCAAACTCTTTCTCATACAGGAACTGGGTCTAATTTAGCTTCGGTAGTTGTTGTGTTAGGAAGTGCCACAGTAGATGACTTACTTGATTGTACTTACGCTGGATCCTCTATGACTAAACTACAGACTCTTGCTCCTGGTGCAGTACAAAATCGTTATGTTTATCTTTTTTATTTATCTGGTGTTACTTCTGGGGCTCAAGATGTGGTTGCAACAGCAACTAACGCAAGCATAGTTCGTGTTCATTGTGCAACTTATTCAGGAGTAACAGCTGGAGCCAGAGATGCAACAAATACAAAAGGAGACACGGCTGGAACAACAAGTCCGACCATATCTGTTACTACTGTAGCTGATAACTGTTGGGCAACAGCCTTTTTTTCAGCAGCAGGTGGTGGAACTTTTTCAGATGGTACTAATTATACAGAAAGGAGTGGATCAGCAGGAGCAGATAGAGGTTTTGGAGACACTAATTCGGCGCAAACTCCAGCAGGGAGTAAAGCCCTAACTGCAACTAATAGCAGTGCAGATGATTATGGTGCAGTTGTGGTTTCATTTGCTCCAGCAGCTGTAGTAGCAACAACTAATAACTTTTTATTAATGGGAACTAAATAATATGCCAACACTTACAATAAACAATTTGGGAGGTGGATTAACTCGTAGAAGAAATGGAGATATTAACTCTGGATTTGCAAATTATGCAAATTCTTGGGGTTATGACCCTTTTACTAAACCGGGAAATTTAACTTGGATGGAACAACCGACAAGTATTTTAACAACCGCTTCTGGTGCTGGAGCTAATCTTATGGTGGCAATGAAAACACGCCAATTAGCCAGTAGTATTTATGGCGTTTATGCTATTGATGTAGGAGCAAGATTAAATCAAATAAGAGTTGATAACACGAGCAGTCAAACGGCTGATGTTGATACGTCATCAGTGATTGGGACACTTACGCCAACTGTAACTGCTGATATGAATTCTGGAATGATTTTTTATGGTACTACTGAAAAAATCTTTTACGGTGATAGTAATAGTACATCTCTTAGTAAAATTAATTTTGATGGTTCTGGAGCAACATCTATTTATGGTGTTAGTTCTGTTATTGCCATAAACCCAAGACCGATGGTTGAATTTCTTGGCAAAATATATTTTGGTAATGGTAATAATATAGGCGAAATAGATTCTACAGAGTTAATAACAACAGGAGCAAAATTAAGTCCTGCATTGCCAATAGGAACGACTGTTAGAGACTTAAAAATAACTCCCGATGGTAATTATTTACAAATAACAACTTCAAGTGCCCCAATTGCAGAAGATTTTATAAATATAAATACAACTTCCAAGTTGGCGGGAGATTCAAATAAATTCTTCTGGAATGGTATAGATACTGGCGTTACCGCCAGTGAAAAACATGGAAACACTCTTTTGACATCCAATAATTCTTTTAATAATAAAAATTATACTTTTGGTTATGACCAAAGAGGTATGGTAATTTTTTCGGGAGGAGACAAAATAGCTTCATTACCAGAAGTTCTTTCACCACATCCTTCAGCGACGTTTTCTTCTGGTAACATGAATTATTTTATGGCTCCCCAAAGAGATGATGTTACTTCCAGTTTTGTAGGTGCTTTATTTGGGTATGGAAATCAAGACAACGAAACCCCTGGAGGATTATTTAGATTTTTGAAAGTTAATGCGGCCGGTGGAGCCAATTATGAAATACGAGCGATTCCTGTTTGTATTCCTGTTGCTAACTTGTTACATCTTCCAGCTTATTTTGGATATAGTAACGATCTTGCGGGAAGTGGGAAAATATATTTTACGACAGTAGAGAACAACGCTGACAACTCTATAACTGGCAGAATTGGCAGACTTTGGAGACATAGAATTGTACCTACGGGAATAGGAAGTATAGTAGCTGGAGTTTATGAAACTCAAACTCAGCTTTTTTCCAAAAAGGTAAAAGTTAGTGAAGTTCGTTTATATACCGAACCTTTAGTTGCTAATAATGCATTTGAAATTGATTTAATTGGTTCAGGAGGAAGTGTGATTAGTGGTTCAAGTCAGGGTTTTACTGTTGGAACAAATATATCTGCTGGAGAAGATGTAGTAAAATATAATCCTGCAATCGCACCTACTTATGCAGTAGGAGTAAGAGTTACTAACGCTTCTATAACTGGAACTAAAAATTGGACAGGAAATAAAATAGAAATAGATTATTCGGAAGCTGGCAAATGATATGAATGAAGAACAAATAAAAAAAATTGATGAAATAATTAAAAATGTATTTAACAAACTTAATAAGTCTGGAACTTTTATAGATAGAAAAATTATTGATACACCAACTGACGCTTTCGCCCCAGTAAACAGAAGATTTGTAACACTAAACGGAGTTGTAGCAGATAGACCCAAATCTTCGGTAGCAACTATAGGACAGCCTTACTTTGCTACTGATACAAATATTCCAATGACTTATAGTGCTGGTGGGTGGAGAAATGGGGTTGGTTCAGTAGTCGCCCAAAATAACTAAATTTATAATAAATATATGGCAACATACAAAGGAGAAACAACAGGAACTCAAGAGGGAGATATTAAAGCTGGGTATCTTGTAGGTGGTACATATCTTCAACCAGGGCAAGAGATTGCACCTTCTTCAGTTAACCCACAAGTAGATACTTCTCAACCTTCACCAACAACAATTCAACAATCACAAGATTTATATAAAGTTCCTACTGCAAGCGTAGGCCCGCAAGGTGAACAGATTTTTGATATTTTTAGACAAGGAGAAACAGAAGCTCTTAAAGAGGCAGACTTTTCAAAAATGGGTGTAAATGTAACCGATATTAAAGAAGGACAAGCCCCAACAGGATTTAAAAGTAAATTTGAAACAGGTTTTCAAGAAGCAAATAAGGCTTTAGGAGATGCGGCAAAAGACGTTTCTGGTATTCAAGGTACTTCTTTAGTAAATCAATATTCCCCTACTCGAAGAAATGATTTTAGTTCTATGTTCGTTCAATCTGATCCTTTTGTTGATGGGTTGGTTAAAACTTGGCAAGAATATATCGATCCAAAAAATCAAAGAGCTTCTTTAGCCGATACCTATAAGCAAATGATAAAAGAGTCTGGTGTTGAAGCAATAGATATGGAGCTTATAGATACCAAAAGAGTTATTGAAGGAACTGAGGATGATTTAAGAACTGAAATTACTAAAGCTGGTGGGTTTGCCACAAATAGTCAGGTTATGGCTCTTACGAATGCGCGTAACAAGCAACTTATTAAAAACTATAACACTCTTTTAGAAACTCGAAATGCCAAAGAAAAGTATCTTCAAACTGCACTTCAATTAGAACAAGCTGATAGACAGGCCGCTGATCAAAGATTTGAATCGATGTTTAATATGGGGGTACAGATAGCTGAATATCAGCAACAAATTAAACAAAATGCTCGTAGTCAAATGCAATGGCTTACTGAAAATATGGGTTTTGACGGACTTTATGATGCTACAGGAGGTGATCCTTATTATATGAGTTTAGTCGAACAGACATTAGGACTTCCTTCAGGTGGATTATTAAGTTCTGCAAATCAAGCCAAAATGGTAAGAATGCAAGCAGAACAAGAAAGACAATTGGCACTTCAAGGGGCACAGTTAGATTTACAATACAAACAAGGACAGATAGCAATGCAACCATTAGAACGACAGATGAGACTAGAACAGATAAAGACCGAGAAAGCACAAAGAGCTAAGATATATGCTGATATTGAAGAATCGAAAAAATCCGGCCAACCAGTTATAATCTCGGCCTCAAATTTAGAGGATACAAAAAATAGCTTGTCCGCACTTTTCACGAGTGAAGGAATCCCCGCCGCATTAAGGACACAGTCAGCTAAAGCTTTAAATATAATTAATAAATTAAACGAGATGGTAAAAAATAATCCTGGTGGTAACTTTGCTGGAGGTAGGTTTAGGAGTGTATTGGCCCCGTTTATTCCTGGTAGTTTTGAACCCAACTTTCAAAAATTAAAAGCAGATGAAGCTAAAATAAGGCAAGATTTAGTTACATATATTACTGGTGCTGCCTATACCAGTCTCCAGGAAGTTGATGTGAATAAATTAATACCTAGAAGTCAGCTTTACGATGGCCAGAATAGGGATAGGATAAATAATCTTGCCAATACAATCATGGGAGACCTAGAGGCAGGATTAATAGCTTCTGGTGTGAATGCTCAATTACCAAGATTTGAAGACCTATTTAGTTTAAGCGAGAATGAAGTAAGTAATCTAATGAATAATCTATCCCCAGAGCAAAAGATATTATTAAAAAGCTCGGGTCTAATTCAATAATATGACATTAACAAACACACAATTTAATCAACTTAAACAAGCACTTGAGCAAAAAAAGAAACAACAGGGTGGATATTTTCAGCGTGTTGGCATGGGTCTAAAAGAAACTGCTGTTGGTTTAGGTCAAGACTTACAAACTCAGGCTGAAACTTTTGCTGGAGAAGAACTAAAGGAAGACCCATCACAGTTAAAACAACTGGGGGCTTTAGGTAGGGGTGGACTTAGAACTACTGGAGCTTTTGCTAAGTCAGTTTTGACTCCTGTTATGGAAGCACCTGGAATTAAACAAGCTACTGAATTTATTGGTGAAAAGTTAGCCAAAACAGCTCCTATACAAAAGTTTCAAGAATGGTCAGAAAGACATCCCGAAGCTTCTAAGGATATTATGAATGTTGCTGATATTGCGGGATTACTGGGAGCCAAAAGTACTATTGCACCAATAGGAAAAGGTATTAAAAATACAATGC